GCTGATAATTCTGTAGCTAACTCTTTATAAGTAACCCCGTTATTTGCTAGTAAGTTTGCTAATCCAATGAGTCCAAGTCCGACTTGCTTATCCTCCTCTGGGGGGAGGTATTCTCCAGAACCATCAACGCCTGTTTTGCTATGGAGGTCGCACAGACTTCGCATACCCTCAACAAAACTTTTTGGCACGTCGCTGATTTCACCGGCACTGATATGGCAGTGCTCAAGCAGGCAAGTTCCTCGTGATGGCAGGTAAATTTCAAGGCATACATTTGAATAAATCCTCTCTCCTTTAAAGTGTCTATCTGTGTATTTAATTTTACTTAGCCATATATCTCCCTTCTTTATTCCTAATAAAAGAGCATCCTTTACTTCTCTTGATGCTTCATACCACCACTGAGGCTCAAGGTCTACACACCTCTTAACCCAGGGTAGTTCTGATCTTGGGGTAGTTATAAATTCAAGTATGTCTGGGTGGTTTAGCGTATTATGTAACACTATTGCACCTCCCTTGTAGTAACCCCCACGCCTAATGACTTCATTAATTGTGGAGTATATCTTTCCAAAGGATACGGGACCAGAGGAGACAAGTCCTTTTCCATTGTCATGTCCCTTTGGTCTTAACTTATGTAGATGTATTGCACACCCTGCCCCTTTCCTCAATGCATGGCTGGCAAATCTCCACGAAGCCTCAATGCCCTCCGGTCCTTCGCAACTGTCCTCCACTACGAAAACCGTACAACTTACAGGTAGGCGAGAGGTGGGGTCGTCTATCCAGCTCTGTACTCTTCCGGTACGAGCTACTAAATTACTCATATTAAATCTTCTAAGTAAGGTGGTTTATAATTTGGTCCCTTTTGGACTTTTCCGTTATCATCTTTGATTGGTTTTCCATTAACCATCTTGCTCATGTTGCTGGTATGAACACGATCAAGAGCTTCATCTAATTCCCACCCAGCAAGAACGGCAAACTGGAAGCAAACATACACAAGATCAGCTAGCTCTTTTAAACTATTTTCTTGAGACTGTTGGTGTTTAGGATAAGCAATCCTTTCAGAGTTAGCACCTAAGAACTCCATATATTCTTCACTGATGAGTGATTCAGCTTTGGCTAATAATTCTGGTTTTGGTTTAGCTATAGGTTGATCCATAGCAATTCTAAATTGAAGGGCTTGGCCCATCAGGTCCGGTACGTTTGTCATGTCAGTAGCGTTGTGGAATTTGTGAATAGATTTCATTAGGGAGACCACCCATCTTGTTTTGTTTTTCTAAGATGGAGATCTTTTTCTTTAAATAGACGATTGCTTTTCTTAGATCATCTATCTCATCTTCAGATGATTTGTGACCCGCTCTACAGACATATTTAATGACGTTGCCTAAGAAGTAATCGAGTTGTTGATCATCGATTACATCCCAGACTTCATAGATACCTCGTTGGTAATGGTCAGGTGAGAATTTGGTGGTCATCTTTAATGTGTTCAGTGCGGCGAAGTTCGTTTACAGCTCTATCTAGAAAGCCATCCATCCAGGGTTCCCAAAGATTTACTCCTTGTGGGAGCTCTGCGTTCTTGTAGGCATGAAGTGCTGTAAGGGTATTTCTGATGTATTTGAGTTCAGCTCTGGTGTGGTTCATGGTGTTATAAGAATTGGCTTCTGTTTCTTGGCATCCCAATCTTCGGCTTGAAGTATGCGAGCAAGGCGCAATGTTCTCAATGCATCCTCTTCTGTCTGATCAGCGTCAAGAAATGCCTTCACTACAGCTGGCCAGTAGTCTTCATCTTTAACAGCGTCTAAAATTTTTGCTGCCTTTTTTGGTCCAGCTCCGATAGCTCCTTTATATCCATCTGTACTATCTCCCGTAATTGTCTGTTCAAATAATTTTCTACGAGCAGCTTCAGGGGTTTGGGTCCATTCCTCTTTAAGGTTATAAAGACGACAAGGTACCTGTTCCATATCCTTATCTGGTGAGATAAGAACGAAGTTATCTAGAGAACCATTAGTAGCCAGGATTGAACAAACATCATCAGCTTCTAGGGCTGGCTTCATGAGTGATGGCCAAGTTGTCATCCCCCAATTCTTTAGCTTGAGATACCCCGCTGGTTTGCGTTTAGTCCTGTTGCCTTTGTACGAGGGGTCAACTTTCTTTCTGAAGTTGGTCTGGTCTGTGAAAGTTAAGAGAATGTCTTTACTATCAAACCTCTCACAGAGCTGCTTGATTTCATTCTCTACAATTTTCTTTCCAGCTGAGAAATCCCCCACGATAACCGTAAGGTCTTGGGTGTAATCCATCTCGAGCTCCGAAGCGGCGGCGGCTCGATAGAAAAAATAGTCTGCATCAATTAGTAGCTTGGGTGGTTTCAATTTCATTTTTAGTGAGATAAATAACGGCTCGACTTAATACCTCTGGATCGTCATGTAGTAGACCTATGCCTGCATTACAAGAGCTGCAGATATACCCACGAAAAACGTTCTCCACATGACAGTGATCTAGTACCCATTTATCTGTGTGTTGGTTACACAGTGGACATAGCCCTGGAGGTGGAGAAACGTGTTCTCGTTTTAGTTTGTTTCTAAGATTTTCTAATTTCCTATGACAAACCTTGCATCTATTTCTTGTTGCTCTATGTCTACCATCACATCTTTTAAATTCTGAATCGGGTTTGGTCTTTCCACATGTCTTACATGTTTTAGTGACACTCGTTCCAATTCGCTCCGATATTGGTATCGCAGTCAAGCTCGCATCGAAAAGCGAGGCTTGCTCGTACATCTTTTATTGCTTGCTTTATTAATTCACATGCCTTCTCTGCATGTTCCGGTTTGACTGACAATTGCATCTCGTCATGGATGAAAGCCAGCGGCCAATAGTCGATCTTGTTTTCTTGTAGGAGTTGGTTGGATCTAATAACCCAAAGCTTGCAGATAACAGCTCCGCAGCTCTGCAAAAGATAATTAAGAGCGGCGTGGTTCTTACCTTGTAGACGGATTGGCCTCCCGTCTATTGCTTTGATGACTCCATGCTCTGCTCTTTTTTGAATGGCATCGTTGAGTTCTTGGAACCCTTTAATACCTGTCAATAGTTTTCTTCGTAGCTCTTTACCACGTGCAACTGCTTGTTTTTTCTTGGCTCCAGCAACAGTACCTAACTTAAAGTTTCCCCCTCCATAGATGAGACAATACGTGACCGATTTCTGTGTTGACCTATCAACGCCGGAAATAGATGCCATGTGGGAGTGAATGTCTCCTTCGACGACTTCCTTCGCAAAGGTGCCGTGATCATAGCGAGCAAGATAAAAGGCAAGACAACGGAGCTCCAAAGAACTAGCGTCAGCCCCAACTTGAACCCGATTAGGACCAGGGTGAAAAAGCTCTCTCGATTCTTTGTCACTTTTTACCTGCCCCAGATTGGGTCTCATGTGTGCCATGCGTCCCGTGTTGGTATTGAGTACACATGAATGGTGGATCTTTCCTTGCTTGGTTACTTTCTTTAGCCATGCGTTCTGTCCCTCTGATAGTTGACCTAAATGTTTCTGAAGGGTGAGGATACGTGCGAATTTTTTAGATTCATCTGTCCCTATTTCCTCCAGAATTTTTTCATCAATTTTTGGTTTACCTGTATCTGTTTTCTCTTTTGGTTCCCACTCTCTAAAAGTTTCAAAGGCGAAAGCTATGTGTTGCCTACTTGTAGGATTGAACTCTTTAAGTCTGCAAAATTCAGCCCCCTTTACATAACCTTTATTTTTGTTAGGTCTTGCAGGAATGAATCTTCCACCATCAACCATTGTGAAAGTAGAGCGCATCTGATCGGAAAGAGTTTCAAGTTCTACTCGTAATTTGCCCTCTAACTTATGAGCCTTGGGAACGTCAAAAGGAAATCCCTCTCGCTCTTGCCATGTCATGATTTGAGCGATCTTGTGCTCAGTATCAATAGGCTCGACATATTGCTCGAGCTTTGGCTCAAACAATTGTGAGAGTTGGACAGTAACCTCTACGTCTTGGACGCAGTACTCCAGCATCTCTTCTGTATAAGTAGACCAATCACCCTTGAGTTGCTTTCCATACTCACTCTTCATAACCCCCAACCGATACCCCCAACTTTCTAAAGAATGTCTCCCATAAAGTTGAGCTGGCATGTTGGCTGGTCTTGACCTGTAATCTCGATCAAGCATGTCTGTAAAGAACAGTCTTGAAAGAATTAAAGTGTCATAGAGTTTCGTATCTTTAAGCTTGAAGAATGGGTAGATAAAAGAGAGAGCCTCTATGTCAAACGCCACGATATTGTGACCCCATAATTCATCAGCAACCATCAAACTTGATAAGCCTTCTGTGATGCTGTAGCGATTGTTTTTAGCATCGTCATATCGAAAGACTTCTCCGGTATCTAAGTCTTTAGTGACTAGACAATGAACTTCACTTAAGTCTCCTCTCATGAGCCCATTGGTCTCACAATCAAAGGCAAGTCTCATTGTGTCTCCGAATGATGGATGCTGGTTAAGGTCTTCCACCAAAAATCTTCTGTTAAATTCTTTGAACCTGTAATCCTATTGATCTCATCTAAATCTGAATTAAGGATGATCAGGGTAGGAAATAATTCAAGTTCATAGGACTCAACAAGAGAGGGATGGTTCTCTTTCCATAACTGAGAGGTGTATGGAACAAATTCTGGATGTTTATGAATAACCTTGTCTAAGGTCATGGAAGCATTCAGACATGGAGCGCAGTCCTTCATTTTGAATAGGACTAATTTGTGTGGATTAAAAGTCTTCATAGTTATCGGTGGTGGTTTCTGCAGATTGAACTTCGACTAATCGACCTGTTTCGGTTGAATAGGACAAGACACCACTTGGACCAGTACGGCCATTGAAGCGGTTCTTGAGAGTTACTAATTCAGAGGTGTTATCGCCTGATGAGATATTTCTTTGGATGCAGCAAACAATGTCTGACAATTGGCTTATTGAATGTGAGCCCCTAAGTTGCCCTAGAGAAATGGAAGCTCCATCTTCATGCCCTTTGTCTCCGTGGTTTCTTCTGAGGTGAGAAATTAAAATCATTCCTACCTCACATTCCTCCACGAAGCTTCTGAGCCTGGTCATCACACGATCTATAAGTTTCCGCTCATCGTTTTCTGTGTTATCGGAGAGCAAGATGCTTAGGTGATCAATGATTACCCACTTAGCCCCATAGTTTTTGACAACGAAACGAATGTCAGAAATAAGATGGTCGGGATCAACAGAGCCAAATCCAGACCGTAGATACAACCTTCCAGTTCCACAGCTAGCATCGAAAGCTTCTCGTAATTCATCCTCTGGTATCTCGTTATTTAGATGTAGTGGTTTATTTGCCTTAACTGTCATCATCCTCAAGGCAGTCCGTTGAACTGATTCCTCTAATGCAATGTATGCAACAGTGAATCCCTGATCGATGAGTGATTGAGCTACTTCTCCAGTAGCTGTACTTTTACCCGATCCTGTACCACTTGTTAGAGTCACGAGCTCCCCGAGACGTAGACCTCCCGTAACTTCATTTAGTGTTGGGAATGGCCAATCAGCATCTTTCCCATGAAGGGGTTTTGATACGAGATCAAATAAAGATCGTGCATCAATGATTGCCTTGGGTGAATAGGATCTCTTGTTCCAAATTGCCTGACGTATAGCTTCCGAGTCTTTAGCTTGTAAAGCTTCAGAAGCATCTTTGTATCCTTGGATAGTGGCAATAAAAACACGATCAGGAGGAAACAAAGAAGCACACTCTTCAGCTGCTTCTTGTCCTGCTTGATCGTTATCAAAGAAGAGAATGATCTCTTCAAATTTCAATAGGTGAGGTAGTTGGGCAGAGAGATTTTTATATGCTCCCTTTGAACCATTTGCTATGGACATGACCGGCCAGTTTTTCCTGGAAGACCACACCGAAAGACAATCAAGTTCCCCTTCTGTAATTACAACAGTTTTTCCACCACCGAATAAATGCTGGCCAAATAATGTTTTGTCAGCATTCTTCCCCTTCCAATAAAAATCTTTCTCTTTCGTCTTCTCCTTATATGCAACAATCTGTCCTGATAAGGAGTAATACGGGAAGCGTATAACTGGACCAGGATTATCGACCCTGACATTGAACTTTCTACAATCTTCTTCAGTTAGGTTTCTGGTAGTGAGTCGGGCAAACTCCCCCTCAAACCTAATATTGCTTCTCTCTTTTGAAGGTTTGGTTTCTCCTTCTCCTGGTGCTGCCTCTCGGTAGCCGCAAGAAAAACAATAACCATGAAGATCACTGTACCTAGCAAACGCATCACTAGAAGGACAACTAGGACATTTTTCATGCCTGAGAAACTCAGAGTCTTGGGGTTCCATTTAGATGCAACTCCGTGAAGATTTCTGAGTATTCTTTTAAGCATTCGATTATTAGTTGACAGGGGTAGCCTTCGTCTTTACATCGGATAACAAAATCATCGATGTAATTCATGAGGTTGCTTTGAGCTAACTGATCCATGAATCAGGGATATGGGGGTGAATACACCAGAGGAATCCGTGTTTGTCACACCAATCCCCATACGTGCTTTTACTTTTTTTTGTAAGGGTGTTATTTCTTTGAAATATGAAACGAATATCTAAGTCTGGATGTTGATTTTTTATAGCTAAATGCTTTCGCCGCTCGCTTGGCTTGAAGAATCCTTTTACTTCGTAAATCACATCCCCGATGAAAAAGTCGGGGGTGTACTTACTAGTTAATACATATTGAAAACTTCTAGCCTCATACAAATAAGGTATGTTTTTTTTATCAAACAACTTTGATACCCGCTCCTCCAATGTGGAGCGATAGGGCATGGTTAGAAGTCGTAGTTCTCAGTATTTGATTCTCCAGCTGGAGCACTGACAGTAGGAGATGCTGCCTTATATCCGTCCCTAGTCCCAAAGATGGCATTGACATCTTCGACTGACATATCCCCAGAATCACTAGCCCCGCTCATGGTCACAAGCTTGGTGACTTGGACACCGACGACCTTCAAAGAGGTGCCTTTGGCTGGCTTAGTGTAAGGGGTTTGATTAACAATTAATACAGCTTTCGTACCTTTTCTTAGATTTTGCAGATCAGAATCAGAAAGGGGAGACCCTTCAGTATCTACAAAGACTGGGATAGGCTTTTTATCTGTATCGCTGTAACTGTATTTACATAACCCAGAATCATCCCAGGGCTCGGGATTAAGTGCAATTCTTTTTGGTGATTCTAATTTTGAATCAACCCATTTTAAGAGTTCTACTCTATCTTTTTCTACCTGCTTAATTATCTTGGTAGGAAGAGTATATGAGAATGTCCGGTTTTCATATTTACCGGAATCTTGGAAAACATTAATGAATCCAGTGAGTTCAGATTCAAAAACATATTGGTTAGGTTTGGGCATTTGATTGATGAGAAATTGATGGTGGTTCTGAGTATCTAGTTGGTAGGGCTATTAACTTTTCTTCAATAGTGTCCAACTCAGTCTCAAGGACGTTTTGTAGTTGGTCTACAGAGAGCCCTTGAAGACTTAGATCGGCGGCTAAGTTTTTAGTCAAAGGTCAAATTGTCGGTGTGATTTCAGATAACTTTCGTACTCAAGTTCTTTCTGTTTTTCTTTATCTTCAGTCTCTCCATGTCCTAAGAAATAAGAGAACTGTTCAGGGCTTAATTCCTCAAGCTCCTTTTGAGCTAGATCTTCCATGATGTCTAGTTGCACTAG